CGTGCTGGCGTACCGCTGGAACAGCGAGTGGCATATCCGGCCATTCTTCTGGACGCCAGAGAAGGGGATCAGGGACCGGGCGAAGCGCGACCGCGTGCCGTACGACGTGTGGGTCGAGCAGGGGTTTCTACGCACCACGCCCGGGTCCACGGTGGACTACGAGTTTGTGGCGCAAGAAATCTGCGACATCGTGGGCGCCGGGGACATGCGCGCGGTCGCGTTTGACCGTTGGCGCATTGACCTGTTTCGTAAGGAGCTCGACCGCATGGGGTTGACACTGCCCCTGGTTCCGCACGGACAGGGGTTCAAGGACATGAGCCCGGCGCTTGATGCGCTCGAGGCGGCCCTGCTGAACGGGGCATTGCGGCACGGCGGGCACCCGGTGTTGACCATGTGCGCGGCAAACGCAGTGGTCACGCGGGACGCCGCTGGCAACAGGAAACTCGACAAGGGCAAGGCGAACGGCCGGATTGACGGCATGGTCGCGCTTGCAATGGCTTTGGCTGCGGCAGGAGGTGAGGAAGTGGAAGCTGACATTTCGGACTTCCTGTCGTCGCCGGTGAGGATCTGGTAATGGCGTGGAGTTGGCTACCGAGTTGGCTGGGCGGCGGTCTCAAGCGCCAGCCTGGCATACAGAGCGTCACCCCGCCGACGGCGTTCACGGCGCCCGACTACGCGGTGACCGAAGAGACCGCGATGCAGATCTCTGCGGTTTGGGCCGCGGTGCAGCTGAAATCGACGACGCTGGCGAGCCTGGGGCTGAACTTTTACCGGATGCAGGGCGGTCAGCGCACGCCGTACCCGGACCACCCGCTGGCGGTGCTGTTTCGCACGAAGCCGAACCGCTACCAGACCCGCATGGAGTTCTTCGAAACGCTGGGGCTTAATTTGTACCTGACCGGGAACGCCTACGTCCTGAAGCAGTACACAGGAAGTCGGCTGACCGGCCTGCTGCCGCTTATGTCGGCGCAGATCAAGGTCGAGCTCATGGACGACGGATCTGTCGTCTACACCTACACCGACGGGCTCAACCTGACGGCATATTCGTCGGACTCGATCTGGCACATTAAGCTGTTTTGCAATGGCATTCGCGGGCTGTCCCCGCTGCAATATGCCCGCAACTCCATTGGCACAGCAATCGCCGGTGATGACTGGGCGTCCAAGCAGCTCGGCAATGGCGGCAAGCCGACCGGCGTGCTGACCTATGACCGGGTGCTGACGCCGGACCAGCGGACGCAGCTGCGGGAGAAGTTTTCGGAGCTGAGGGAAGGCACCAGCGACGCCCTGGTCGTGCTCGAGGCGGGCATGCAGTACCAGCAGGTGTCGCTCTCGCCGCAGGACGTGCAGCTGCTCGAGGCGCGAAAGTTCCAGATCGGAGACATCGCCCGGTTTTTCAACGTGCCGTCGGTGCTTATCAATGACACGTCCGGCTCCACGGTGTGGGGCTCTGGCATCGAGCAGATCATCGTCGGCTGGTACAAGCTGGGGTTCCGGCCCGAACTGGAGCGCCTGGAGGACTCGATCAAGGCGAACCTGCTGCCGGCCGCCGAGTATCGCACCGGGTCAGTCGATCTTGAGTTCGAGTTCGAAGAGCTGCTGCGCACGGACTTCAAGACCCGCGTAGAGACCGGCGCCAAGGCAGTGAACAGCGGCCTGATGACCCGCAACGAGTGGCGGAAGCGCGAATGGCTGCCGCCGGTAGAGGGCGCGGACGAGTTGACCGCGCAGGTGAATTTGAGCCCGCTGGACGAACTGCAGCAGGCAACTGGAGTGAACGATGGAAATCGAACGCAAACTGCTGAATCTTGAGGCGGCCGAGTTCAAGTTCGACGCCAAGACGGGTGTAATTTCAGGCTATGCCAGCACGTTCAACGGCGTGGACTCCTACGGCGACACGATCCTGCCCGGGGCGTTCGCCAACACCCTGGACAACCGGGACCGCCCGGTGCGCATGCGGTGGAACCACTTCGGCCCGGTGATCGGCAAGTGGGTTGAGCTGCGCGAGAACCAGCGCGGCCTGTTCGTGAAAGGCGAGCTCACCCCGGGGCATTCGGTTGCCGAAGACGTTAAGGCGTCCCTGAGCCATGGCGCGATCGACGGGCTCAGCATCGGGTTTTACCCGAAGGAGTTTGAGATCGACGCCGATTCTGAGCGGCGCACGATCAAGTCCATTGACCTGGTCGAGGTGTCGGTCGTGGAAGAGCCCGCCGACCTCCGGGCGCGGGTCACGCAGATCAAGTCGGCGGTCGAGGCCGCCGAGTCTATTCGGGATATTGAGGCTGCCCTGCGGGATGCTGGGCTGTCTCGGTCTGCTTCGCAGTCGCTGGTTGCGAAGATGAAGACCTTGCTTCGAGGAGAGCTCGAGGCAGAACGGAAAGCTGCAGAGATTGCGGCGATGATCCAGCGAGTCCGGGTCTAGTTTCAGGCCCTCCCGCAATCCTGCCCCGCAAGGGGCTTTTTTTGGAGCAAACGAAGATGACTGAGGAAATCAAGGTCGTCGAGAAGGCCCTGGACGGACTCCAGGTCAAGCTCGACAAGGCGCTGGCGGATCACACCGCCGAGATCGAGAAGCACGGCAAGGCTTCGACCGAGCTCACCGCGAAGGTCGACCAGCTGTCCCAGAAGCACGCCGAGTCCGAGGCCATGCTGGCGGATCTCTGCCAGAAGGCGGCCGGCGGTTTCGCTCCGGCGAAGCCCGAGGTGAAGACCCTGGGCGGCGAGTTCGTCTCGAGCCAGCAGTTCAAGTCGATGGCCTCCGGCGACGCCAAGTCGGCCCGCATCGAGGTGAAGAACACGATTCTCGGCGAGGCCGGTTCCCCGCAGAACCCGACCGACACCATTGTGGCGGCTGACCGCATGTCCGGTATCGTTCCGGGCGCGTTCCGTGCGCTGTCCGTGCTGGACTTCTTCCCGGCCGGCATCACCTCGAGCAACCAGATCGAGTACACGAAGGAAGCCTCCTTCACGAACTCGGCTGCCGAGGTGGCTGAGGGCGGTTCGAAGGCCGAATCCGCTCTGACCTTCTCGCTGATCCAGGACCCGGTGCGCACCATCGCTCACTGGCTCAAGGCATCGAAGCAGGTCCTGGCGGACGCCCCGGCCCTCGAGGCGTACATCAACCGCCGCCTGCTGCACGGGGTGCGCAACCGCCTCGAGTATCAGCTCCTGCGCGGCAACGGCACCAGCCCGAACATCGCCGGCCTCTCGGCCTCCGGGCGCCACACGGCCTACACGCCGGTCACTGCCGACACGGCGCTGACCAGCATGAACAAGGCCAAGTACGCCGTTATCGCGGCTGACGAGAACCCGGACGTGTTCATCCTGAACCCGGCCGACTGGGGCGCCCTCGAGCGGTCCCTGATCTCGTCCGGCGCCAACGTCGATGCTGGCGTGTCCTACCTGGCGACCGGCCTCACGCCGAACGTCTGGGGGCTGCCGGTGGTCACCAGCAACAACGTCGAGTCCGGCAAGTTCTACTGCATGGCCTCGATGGCGACGCAGCTGTTCGTCCGCGAGGGCGTGACGGTGGAGATGGGGTATGTCAATACTGACTTCACCCAGAACCTCGTCACCATCCTGGCGGAAATGCGGGCGGCGCTGGCGGTCTTCCGCCCGGCCGCTGTGCAGTACGGCGACCTGACGGTCTAAGGAGGGTAGGGCGGGGGCTTCGGCCCCCGCCCGTTCCCATGAAGATCAGAGCACTTCGAGAGATATTCCGGGACCACGACAACGTCCTTGTCGGGCAGGTTCTTGACCTGCCGGAAGATGAGGCGCGGTGGTGGATCGAGCAGGGCTACGGCGAGGTGGCGCGGTACGAAACCAAGCCGCACGTCGAGGTCCCTATGCCGGCCGGTGGCAGGGTGACACAGCCGTCATCGCCGCCTCCGGCCCGTCGCTCACGAAAGACCAGGTCGAAGCCTGCCGGGGATGCCGGCTAGTCGTTCTCAATACGACTTTCAGGCTCGCGCCCTGGGCCGACCTGCTGTATGCGTGCGACGGCCCGTGGTGGAAGGTCTACCACGAAGAGGTCGCCCGTGATTTCCGCGGGGAATGCTGGACGCAGGACAAGGCGTCAGCGGATCGCTACGGGCTAAGGCACATCCAGGGCGACAACCGCCCCGGCATGAGCCGCGACCCGGCCATGATCCATACCGGCGGCAACAGCGGATACCAGGCGGTGAACCTGGTGCGGCATTTTTCGCCAGCGAGAATCCTGCTGCTTGGCTACGACATGAGGCCAGGGCACTGGCATGGAAAGCATCCGCGGTCGCTGTCGAATCATTCGGCATATGGCGAGTGGATTGTGCGTTTCCGGCAGCTGGCGCAGGAGATTGATGTTCCGGTTTTCAACTGCACTCCCGGCAGTGCTCTCGATTGCTTCCCCTTGGCCCGTCTGGAGGTCGCGCTGTGATCACGCTGAATGAGCTCAAGCAGGCGTTGCGCGTCCGCCATGATTACGACGACGAGCTGTTGACGCACATCCTGGCTGGCGCCACGGATGAGTGCCTGCAATTTATGAATCTCTCCGAGCTGCCGATCGTGGCAGACACGGAATCACCGCCGTCTGAGACAGGGCCGATCCCGGCCTCGATCCGGTCGGCGGTTTACCTGCTGGCCGAGGCCAGTTACGACAAGATGCGGCCTGACGAGGTTGACCTGCGCCGGAAGCGGGCAGAGCAGCTGTGCATGCCGTACCGAGCGGAGCTTGGCGTCTGATGTGGAGCCTGCGACACCGCGTCGACATACAGCAGCGAGCCCCTTCGCTCGATGCTTATGGCGACGTGACCGACGAGAACTGGGAAACCGTCGCAGAGGCGGAGCCGGCCGCTGTCGAGCCGCTGCGTGGGCGCGAGTTCTACGCGGCGTCCCAGGTGAACTCGGATCAGCCCTACAAGGTAGTTGTCAGGTATCACCCTGGCGTCGTCTACCGGGCCACCATGCGCGTGGTCTGGGAGGGACGCATCCTCGACGTGGAGTCCGCGGCGGAAGAGCGGGCGGAGGGGCACTGGGTGCACCTCCACTGCCGCGAGCGGCTGCCGCAGGGCTTCAGGACGTGAGCAGGGAGGCGGAGCACGCCAAGTACATGAGGGCGTACAGCTCGCCGCAGTACCGCATGGGGTCAAGCCGGCGCGGGGCGGTCCACCGCTATATCACCGCCCTCGACCCAAAG